ACTTCTGGAGTTGTCGTGGTTGTGGTTGACGACGGCTCCGGTATGGGTTCTGTTGTCGTTGTTGGCGGTTCGGTTGATGTTGTTGGGATATACAACGTCACAGGCACAGTCGAGGTTGTGGTCGTAGATGTCGTCGTCGTTGAGGAGCTGGTAGTAGATGAGGTTGTTCCTTGGATTGTTGATGTTGTTTGTGGTTCTACCGTTGTATCTGGTAGGACGCTAGATGTGGTGGACTCTGGGATCGTGGTCGTTGGGACTGACGTTGATACTTCTGGTGTTGCTGTCGTAGGAGGCTCACTAGTAAACGCCTCCGGTGGCACAATCGTCCAACCCGTATCATCAACATTCCATGCCAACATGAAGCACGTTGCACCGCCAGCTTCGTAAAACCAGGCATCAAACGGATATGAGTCAGCAGGTGTCCCACTCAAATCAAACTCAGTCGCGCTGCACCCCTGATCCTGCCAAACCCCAAACTCATCCAAACCAATCTTGACTGTCCCACCATCATCGGATGCAACCCACATCTGCAAAGTTTGATGCTCAGGAATCTGTAGGTATCCGGTGTAATGAATCATGAACGAATCCCATCCACAATCACCAAACAAGTTCTGCTCATAATCAAACGTGACATTGATAAATGGCACCACATCACGACCACACTCAACATAAGCCGTATCAGACTTTGATGGTGGGATATCGGTAACCGTGTAGCCAACCGCATTCAAGCCAACCTGATAGGCCTCAGCCTGTGGAACGAAACTAAAAAGTGAAACTAAAAGTGCAGGGGAAACAATCAGCCAACGACTACGGAGTAATGATTTCAGGTGCAACAAAATCTTCTGCATCGGCATCGTAAATAGAACCTACCCCAGCATAAGTTTTTCCTGGTGTGTCAATAAAAGTTTCAATCCAAGTACCTGTATATCTTTCAGGGTTCGCTTCAAGAAATTCACGTTGAACAACAGCAATACGAATAACAATATTGTTCTCATCAATTTGAGCAAAATATTGGGGAACGCTCATGCCTTAAACCTCACATAAACAATTCCTGATCCGCCTGCACCACCGCTGGAACTGGCAACACTTCCTGCGCCACCGCCACCCGAACCTGTATTCGCTGCAGCTGAGTTGCCTGCGCCTGTGAGCGTTCCCGCGCCACCAACCGACGATCCACCCGCTCCGGCAACACCACCTGAAGGCGCACCACCACCACCACCACCAGCCTTGAAAAGACTGCCTGAGATGAACGCACCAACGTCATAGCCTGCACCACCAGCACCAGCTGTGGTCGTAGTTGCTGCAACACCAACTGCGGTTGCTCCTCCACCACCACCTGCTGCTTGGTTAGCTGCGGTTGTACCATTTCCACCAGCAAAACCGAAAACGGTTGGCAAAGATGAAGCAAGTCCGAGATTGAATGGTGATGCTGCGCCACCGGAACCGCCGCCGCCGCTAGCACCTGAATAGCCAGCATTGTTAGCAACACCGACGTTTGTCCATGCACCATATCCGCCACCAATAACACCCATGCTTCGAGCAGTTGTGTTAATAGATGAACCCGCACCGTTAGTTCCAGCAGCACTTGTTGTTGCCCCTGTGCCACCAGCACCAATATCAATTGCATAGGTTGCAGCATCAAGATAAACGGTTTGAATAACTATTCCACCCGCTCCACCGCCCCCACCAGAATAGTTACCAATACCAGATGACCCTCCACCCGCCCCGCCGCCAACCAAACAGATATCAAAAAGTCCAGCAGTCGCAACAACCAGGTTGGCATCTGTCGTAAATGTTAAAAGCGTGTAAGCAGTTCCAGCGACAGTAATTGAAGAACTTGAACCACCAGTCGCAACACCATAACCCGTAGAAACATTCACCCAAGCTGAACCGTTATAAACCTGTAACGCTGTGGCAGTTGAGTAGGCAACCATTCCAGCTGATGGGCTGGGGATGGCTGAGGATCGTGCAGCTGTTCCTGCGAACACCATTACGGATTGATCCATAAGGTAACCATTAACATCTGCTGCAGTTAATGTGTCGCCTGACGACCAAACTTTTCTTCCAAGACCAGCCATGATTCCTCCTACTTTACACGCTCACCCAAGACGTGCCGTTGTAAACGACAAATCCTGTTGCTGTTGAATACGAACACATACCTGCAGATGGTGAAGGGATCGCTGAAGCTCTTGCTGCGGTACCAGCGAACACCATAATCATTTGATCCATTAGGTAACCGTTCACATCTGATGCTGTGAGGGTGTCGCCTGATGCCCACGTTTTCCGTCCTAAGCCAGCCATATTCTTATTCTATGCCAATCCATATGATTCTGTATTAAGGGTTGAAGTATTCAAAATGAAGTATGTGTAGATTCGAGCAGGGTTGGTATACAGGGTGACGATGTGCCGGTCTGGGCTGATCTCATGACTAATCCCCTCCAACGCCATCAGCTGTGTCACCGTAGAAGGGGTGGATTTAGGGAATGTTTTGGTTACCGAAATTTGTGACCCAATATCAAGGTTAGTAATTGTGGTTCGTTGTGCATCAGTCAAACCATTCATCACAATACGAATGTTGCCGAACCAAAACTTTGGTACAGGTTGAATCAAATATGAGGCTAATGCACCAGCATCATCCAAAGTTTCTAACAAGGTGACTACGACTGGAGTGGATTGGGTTCCGAAGTTTGCTACTGAGTCATCTGCGATGGCTTGGGCATATTGGATAGTGGTATTAAGTGCTGATGTTGTCGGTGCTGCTGGGGCGATAGCGACGTTGACAGTATTAACTACCGATGGGTTTGTTGGGGTGAACTCGTTAGGCCGTTGAACTGATGGCGCGGCAACCGAGTCAGCAAGGTTTCCTGCCCCACCTAATTCTTTAACGCTGTATGTATAGAAGGTTCCAGCCATATCAGTTACTCACAATGTCAAATTCGGTGAATGGGATAGCGGTGCCACCAGTATCAGCAAGGGTTGCTTCAATAGCTTTATAATCACCAGTTAGCCGTTGATCAAAAGCAAAAGCACCATTTGCTTTAATAAAAATACGTCCTTGTTCAGAGTTGTTAATCCTTTGCAAATATTCCAGCACCGATGCTGATTCATCTATTGGAGCAGTACCAAGTTTTGCTAATCCTGTAGCGATATCACGATCACCTGTAGTTGTAAATAATGCAGCATTAGTTAAAACGGTATTTATTCTTGCCCCAGCGTATTGAACCGTCGGAGTAAACGCTGGAGTTTTAATATTGTTCAAACTATATAACTTGTCAGAACAGGTAACAGTCACAATTGAACGATTGGGTTTTTCAATCGACTGCTGATATTGACTAATAATTCCAACAAATAAATATGTTCCATTACGACTAATGCGAATATTTGAATTTAATTCAAAACCCAATCTTCCTTGTGTTGAATTGTAATACGGGGATGCAGTATTGACTAAGGAAAAATACCAGTCACGATCTTCGAGAATTATCGTTGCAGAACCTGGCTGACCTGTAGCGTCACGATATCTATTCTGACGGCCACGATTAATAGATACTGATTTGACATATGTGGTCACATCCACATATAAAGGCGTACCATCAAGAACATATGTTGTTGAGTTCAGCACACCAGCAGTAGAACTATCCAAACGAAATGCGTTCGTTGTCGCACCGTAATCCATCTCAACCATGTATGTACCGCAGTTAGGAACAACAACAGCCATAACTACCTGACGCTTACCGGTATTTTGCCAACTGTCTTGTTATAGGTTTGCAAGGCTTTAACCACCAAATCAGGAACCCCAGCGTCAGCAATCGCAGCGTTGATATTGATCGCATACGTATCACCAGAACGAGTTTGAAGCGCAAGCGAACCAACCGTGTTGGCAGGCTGACCAGACACCCCAGCCATCGGATTAGGCATCCCACCCAACACCTTCGGATACTTAGCCATCAAATCAATCGTGGCCTTATAAGTTTCATTCAACTTTTCCTGAGCTTCACGTTCCTTATCAATCGCCTCAGTCAAAGCCTCAGCAGCAGAGAATGCACGTTCCTTCGCATCATTGACCGCCGATAAAGCATCATCATAAACAAGCGAACCAATCGTTGCACCAAATGTAGTTTCATTCAAAATAGTTTGCTGATCGTTCAAAGCCTTAGTGGAATCAACCTGAGAATCAATAGCATCCGTCACAGATAACTTCGCCTCAGCCAACGCCAACTCTGCTCGACGAACATCCATCGGAGAAGACTCAGGGTCTTTACGAACCTTCGCCAAGTTAATTTCAGCATCAGCCACCGAATAGATAGCCTCCTCAACCGCGAACGTAGCCCGCTCCTGCGCACGTTGAGCCTTATCCAATTCCTTCTGCGCAGCCAACGCCTCCGGCGAACCAACACCAAAGCCCTGCGACACCTGATCCAACCTTGCCTGCGCTTTAACCACAGCCATATCCGCATCAGCCTTTGACTTCGTAGCACTAGCCGTACCCTTTTGAGCATCAG